CATAATGCGGCGCTTATCGTGAACTTGTCAGTTCACTGTTCCCCTTTTCAGGTGGAGCACTATCATAGTAACGGAGTCGAATCACATGAACACAAAGATCCTGTTAGCCACAGTGTTTATCGAGGTAGTGTTATTGACCACACGCTTTATTGCGTGTTGGATCAAGCTACACGATCGATACGGTGGCGATGAGGAAGCTCGGCGTGTTTGTGCAAAATGGGAGTTAATCCCGTTTTCATTCGAAATCGATTACTATTCTGACGTCAATAAAGGGATTCGTTCCCCTAAGATTAAGAAGCCTCCTTCGAGGTTGACATGACAACGGGAAGTAAGAACATCCCCGGAATGTATCCTACAAAAGACTTTGGTCTTGTTAGGAACTGGTCCGGTGCTGATGGACACTACTTATCAGACGGCCGCGATAAGTGGAATAACTATACGTTACTCCACGTGCAGGAGTCGGACCAATACGGTTCGGCTTCTAGTGCGGTTAGTACCTTAAGTGGTACCGCCTATGTTTGGTCTGCTTCCGATGAAATGCGGTTGCAGTCTAAGCTTGTGAAGAAGATCAAGGGCCACGAGTTCAATCTCGCGGTAAATCTTGCTCAGTCCCGACAGCTAGTCGGGATGGTCACTTCGACACTCCGTACCCTCGGGCGTTCCTTAGTACATCTGAAGCATGGGCATCTTGCCCAAGCAGCTAGAGAACTAGGGGTTGGCGGAAACCCACGGCCGTTGAAATCAACGGATGTGAGTGGACGCTGGTTGGAAATGCAATACGGGTGGTTACCCTCTGTTAGTGATGCTTTCGAGGCCGCTAAGGCTTTCGAGAGTATCTCGCAGGGAAGATCCGCTCGGATTGTTGCTGTAGAGAAAGTTGGGCGCCCCTATAATGGGAGTGCTTCACCTAGTATCTATACAAGCGCGGGGAACACAACGGTTATAAAGAAAATCGTTTGTGAGTTGGAAGAAGAACTTTCAGCTAGCCGAAGTCTCGGCCTTCTAGACCCCTTGTCGGTTGTGTGGGAAATTATGCCATACAGCTTTGTACTCGATTGGTTTTTGCCAATCGGTACGTACCTAGAGAATTTGGCGGTTATTCCGCATCTCAAAGGTAGATTCCTCTCCACAACTTATAGTCGGACTGAGTCGCGCTACACAGCGCTTCTTGATCCGGCCTATAAGCTTTACTTTGGAGGGGCAATCAGACGAGGACTCTCGATTAAGTTGGACAGAGTAGCATCAACGGGTCTTACGACCCAGAGACCTACTTTCGTGTCACCTATCGATGCCATGTCGCCTAAGCGCATCGCTAACGCGGTGTCATTATGCCATCATGCCCTATTCCAGAATTCCCTCGAAAGAGGATTACGTTTTCTGGATATTCCCTTTTAAACTTCATTTACGAAAATCCAAAAGGAAGGCTTATATGCCTGCAATGACAAACGTTCTTGTCAAAGATGACGCAGCCACTCCCAAAGAGTGGACTCTTCTACCCGTATCCGATACACCCATTCCCAACTGGCGCGCCAATGATGCGGCTCTTCCCCTTGCGGGGCAGCCGCGTTTGTGGCAGTCTGTGGAACAGGTTAAGTCGGGCGACTGGAAGATTACTGCGAAGTTAGAAGTCCCCGTTATGGAGACTCTCGGTGCTTCTGGAGCCGCGACAGGTTACGTTGCCCCTCAGCAAATCGCTTACGTGACTACGGCCATCATTACGATGTTCGTCAGTCCTCGTAGCACGATCGCTGATCGAGCTAACGCCCTGAAGATGGCGATTGGGATCGTCCA